ACTGTTTTCCTGTTTCAGCTGATCCAGATTGAACAGGGTGCAGCCCCCGGCGAGCGCGTCCTCGATGGTGACAATCTGCCGCCACTGCCCATCGGGGCAGAGCACGCCACCGGCGAGCGCTTTATGGCTGATATCGATGTCGACCCGGTCGGCCGCGCTGCTGCGCCCACGATTGAACAGCTCACCTGACCAGAACGGATAAGCCCCGTGCGCCAGCGTGGACGGGGTCGAGAAATAGGTGGTGCGCAGGTGCGACTGTGACGCCATCCCTGATGCCACTTTGCGCAGGCGCTGGAAATTGGGTATCCAGAAAATCTCATCGACGTACAGGTCGCCATTGTGACTTTGCGCGGTGTTGGAGTTGGTCCCGAGGAAAATCAGCTCTGCGCCGTTGTTACCGATGACAATCGGGTCGCCTGACAGGTCAACGTCGACCAGCCGCGCGAAGGCGATGATGTATTTCCGGAACACATACGCCTGCGTCTTACTCGCGGACAAAAAAATCTGATTTTGTCCGGTTTTCAGCGCGCGCAGCAGTGACTCACGCGCAAAGTAAAACGTCGCGCCAATCTGACGTGATTTGAGGATGTGGCGGATACGGTGCGCAAGCCCGGCCCTGTGCCAGTTGAGCTGATACTCAAACGACTGGTTGAGGAAAATTTCTTCCAGCTTCTCGATAGCCTCCTCGCTGAAATAATTGCGTTTCGGCTTTTTGCGATCCCCTTTGTTGCGGCTCGCAATGTTGGGATTTAAATCCACTTCATTTCCGGACTGGCCGTAGCGGTTGATGCGCGCGAACCGCTCCATCTGGCGCGACAGAAAATCAGCGACCTTAAAGTCATGCGGCGTCAGGTCGGGCTTGGCATAGAGCTGAATCAGCCGCGCCTCAAGGGTGGTTTCCACGCGGTTGAGCGGCGCGGTTTCCTCCCATCCGTCGCGCTGCTTCCAGCTCTGCACCGTCGGTCGCTTCACCTGCAGCGTGTCGGCGATTTGCGGCACAGAAAAGCCCTGCCAGAACAGCAGGCGCGCCTGTCGTCGCGGGTCGTGCAAAAGGGAGAGGTCAGTCGAAATGGTCATGGTTGCCTCGTGTCGGTGAATACGGGGCAAGGCTAAGGAAATGGCCGGGGATTATCGCTAAACCCCTGTTGTGTCAGGGGGTGCACTTCTGCAAGCGGTGGCTGATGCGGGGCGGAGTCGGGAAACTACACCCGAACCGTAAACCCAACATCAGGACACCTGAACAATGGCAAAGAAAGTTTCTAAATGGTTTCGCATCGGCGTCGAGGGCGACACCTGCGATGGCCGTGTCATCAGTGGCGCTGACATTCAGGATATAGCGGACACCTTCGACCCACGTGTCTATGGCTGTCGCATTAACCTCGAACATCTGCGCGGCATCCTGCCCGACAGTGTGCTCAAACGTTATGGCGACGTTACCGAAGTGAAAGCCGAAATCATCAGCGATGACTCGGCGCTGAACGGCAAAAAAGCGCTCTTTGGCAAAATCGCGCCGCTCGACGAGCTGGTGAGCATGGTGAAAGCCGGGCAGAAGGTTTACACCTCCATGGAGATCCGCCCGAACTTTGCCAACAGCGGCAAATGTTACCTCGTGGGCCTCGCCGTCACCGATGACCCGGCAAGCCTCGGCACGGAATACCTCGAATTCTGCTGCCGGGCGACGCAGAACCCGCTCGCCGGTAAAAAAGCCCATCCTGACGACCTGTTTTCCGTTGCCACGCTGGCGGATCTGGAATTCGAGGATGTCCCCGACACCGTGCTCAACAGCCTGACCGATAAGGTCAGAGCTATTTTCAGCCGCAAGCAGGTCAGCGACGACGCGCGTCTGGCGGATGTGCATGAAGCTGTCACCACCGTCACTGAGCAGGTGCAGATCAGCCTGAGCGCCACCGAAAAGCGCCTCGCTGATATGGAAACCGCATTCGCACAGTTTAAGCAGGACGTGACCCGCCAGGCAGACGAAAGTGCGCAGGCGTTTACCTCCCTGAAAAGCTCCCTCGATAACACCGAAAGCCAGCGTCAGCCGCGCCGTGAGAAGTCGAAAGGCGGGACGGGCGACGAGCTGCTGACTAACTGCTGATACCGCGCCGGGCTCGCTGCCCGGCATGATGCCCCATTTTTAGAAAACAGGAATAACAATGCGTAAAGAAACCCGCTTTAAATTTAATGCTTACATGTCACGCGTGGCGGAACTGAACGGCGTCGAAGTTGACGACGTGGCGAAAAAGTTCACCGTCGAGCCGTCCGTGACGCAAACGCTGATGAACACCCTGCAGCTGTCATCCGCGTTTCTGACCAAAATCAACATCGTGCCGGTCGATGAGCTGAAAGGCGAAAAAGTCGGGGTAGGCGTAAACGGCACCATTGCGAGCACTGCTGACACCGCCGGGGATGATGAGCGTAAGACCGCTGATTTTACGGCGCTTGAATCCAACAAATACGAATGTGCGCAAATCAACTTTGATTTCCATATCCGTTACAAACAGCTCGACCTGTGGGCGCGATTCCAGGACTTCCAGACCCGTATCCGCGACGCAATTATCAAGCGCCAGTCGCTCGACTTCATCATGGCCGGTTTCAACGGTATCGAGCGCGCGGAAACCTCAAACCGCAAAAACAATCCGATGCTGCAGGATGTCGCGGTGGGCTGGCTGCAGAAGTACCGCAATGAAGCACCGGCGCGCGTAATGTCAAAAATCACCGATGCAGACGGCAAGGTGATTTCTGATGTGATCCGCGTGGGGGAGAACGGCGACTATCAAAACCTCGATGCGCTGGTGATGGATTCCACGACCAACCTGATTGACGAGATTTATCAGGATGACCCGGAGCTCGTCGTCATCACCGGTCGCAAGCTGCTGGCCGACAAATATTTCCCTATCGTCAACAAGACGCAGGAAAACAGCGAGTCGCTGGCCGCTGACATCATCATCAGCCAGAAGCGCATCGGCAACCTGCCTGCCGTGCGTGTGCCGTATTTCCCGGCAAATGCCCTGATGGTGACGCGCCTCGATAACCTGTCGATTTACTTCATGGATGACGCGCACCGCCGCGCCATCATCGAGGAGCCGAAGAAAGACCGCATCGAAAACTACGAATCAATGAATGTCGATTACGTAGTCGAAGCGTATGCCGCCGGTTGCCTGATTGAAAACATCACCCTCGGCAAATTCGCGGCACCTGCTGACGATAACGGCGGAGAGTAAGCCATGACGAGCCCCGCAGCGCTTCACATGATGCGGGTCTCGGCCTCTGAAACCGCGCGGCGGGCTGCTGCTCCGCTGCGCAATGCAACTGCCTATGAGCAGATGCTCGTTAAGCTGGCCGCAGACTCTCGCACGTTAAAACAAATCCGATCCAAAGAGCGCAAGGCAGATAAAAAGCGCGAGCTGCTGCCGTTCTATCTGCCGTGGGTGGCGGGTGTCCTTGCAAATGGCAAGGGCGCACAGGATGACATTGTCATGACCGTCATGCTCTGGCGTCTCGATGCGGATGACATCGCCGGTGCGCTGGAAATTGCCCGATATGCGATGACCTATGGCCTGACGATGCCGGTCGGCGGTCATCGCCGTACCACGCCGTATCTGCTGGCCGAAGAGGTGGCGCTTGCCGCGCAGCGTCTGCGTGACGCTAAACAGTCACCTGAGCTGGCACTGCTGCTCGATACCCTCGCACTGACTGAGCGTGCAGATATGCCCGACATCGTGCGCGCGAAGCTGCACAAAATCACCGGCTACGTGCTGCGTGACGCAGGGGAGCTGCCCGAGGCACTGGCGCACCTGCAGCGCGCGATCCAGTTAGAGCGAACTATCGGCGTGAAAAAAGATATTGAAAATCTTGAGCGTCAGCTAAAGCCGAAAGCCGAACCTGTCAAAAAACAGAACACACCACGCACGCGCAAGCCTGCTGCTAAACCGACGGCCCGGCGAGGGCGTCCACCAAAGGCGGCAAAAGCCGCAGGTTAACCGAACGCTCCCCGAGCCGGGCGGCACGCCGGTCAATGCGGGTATTGATTACCCTGACTGCGACCGGCGTCCACCGCCCACCTATTTCCCGAGGTTGTCATGACGACACTGATTATTGAGCCCAAAACAACGCCGCAGGACGTGCCGGGCGTGGTGATACCGCCACCGGGCGAGAGTGAGCCGGTAATTAAAAATACAGGTTTTTTTCCTGATGTAGACCCGCAGCGCGTGCGCGAAGAAATGCGCCTTGAGCAAACCGTTTCCCCTGTGCGTCTGCGCCGGGCGATAAAAACCGCCATCGCGGAAACCAATGCGGAGCTGCGCGACTGGCGCGACCTGCAGCTCGACGCCGGTCATGCCACGCTCGCGGATGTTCCTTCCGACGAGCTCGACGGCGAAAGCGTGCGCTGCTTCCACTACTTTAACGCCGTGTGCTCGATGACGACCGCCACGCTTTATGAGCGTTATCGCGGCGTGGATGCGACCAGCAAGGGCGACAAAAAGGCTGACAGCATCGACAGCACCATCGATGAGATGTGGCGTGATATGCGCTGGTCAGTGGCGCGTATTCAGGACAGGGCGCGCTGTATCGTGGGGCAAATCTGATGAAGGTTTACGCGATGCAGGGCGATACCCTCGACGCAATTTGTGCGCGCTATTACGGGCGCACCGAGGGCGTGGTCGAGACGGTGCTGCAGGCTAACCGCGGTCTGTCTGAGCTGGGCGTCATTCTGCCGCACGGCACGGCTATCGAGCTGCCCGAAACCGACAGCGCACCGAAAACCGAAACGGTGAATCTATGGGACTGAGCATGGAAAAAATCACGACGTTTGTCGCCTACTGGCTGGCCGTGGCGGTGGCCTATTTCGGGGCGATGTCACCCGAAAAGCTGGCGCTTTATGTGGGCGGTGGCTGCGCCATTTTTACCGCGCTGACGAATTACTGGTTTAAGCGCAAAACCTATCGCTATCTGACCTCGCTCGGACTGGATAAGGGGGCCATTCGTGAGCTCAATCATTAAACGATGCAGTGTGGCCGCAGTGCTGGCGCTGGCGGCGCTGATGCCTGACTTTCGTCTGCTTAACACCTCGCCCGAGGGGCTGGCGCTGATTGCTGACCTCGAAGGATGCCGCCTGACGCCTTACCAGTGCAGCGCGGGTGTGTGGACGTCAGGCATCGGCCACACTGCCGGTGTCACACCGAAAGGGGAAATTACCGAGCGACAGGCGGCGGCGAATCTTGTCGCGGATGTGCTGAACGTCGAGAAACGTCTCGCGGTGTGTGTGCCGGTGGAAATGCCGCCGCGCGTATATGACGCGCTGGTGAGTTTCTCATTCAACGTGGGAACCGGTGCGGCCTGTCGTTCGACACTGGTCTCGCTTATTAAGCGTCATCAGTGGTGGCAGGCGTGCGACCAGCTCACCCGCTGGGTGTTCGTGAATGGCGACAGAAACAAAGGGCTGGAAAACCGACGTGCGCGGGAATGGGCTTACTGTGTGAAGGGGATGCAATGAAAGTGCTGATGATGCTGCTGGCCGGGCTGCTCGCCGTGGTGCTGTGGCTGCGCCACGATAACGCGAATCTGTCCCGCTCCTTTGAACGAGCAAACCGGGTCGCCAGTGAGCAAAAGACGACGATTGGGATGCTGAAAAATCAGCTTTCCGTGTCGCAACGAATCGCCAGAGCGAATGAGGCCGGTCAGGTCAGACTCACTGATGAGCTGGCCGCTGCCGGTGAACTGGCGGCAGGGCGTGAAGAAACGATAACGAGGTTGATGAATGAAAATGAAGAGCTGCGCCGCTGGTATCGCGCTGATTTGCCTGATGCTGTGCGCCGGTTGCACACCCGCACCGCCTGCGCCTCCGCCGGTCATTGTTTACAACGCCTGCCCGAAGGTGAGCCTCTGTCCGATGCCGGGAAACGAACCCGTCACTAACGGCGACCTGAGCGCCGATATTCGCAGGCTGGAGGGCGCGCTGACTGCCTGCGCGCTGAAAGTCGAAACCGTCAAAGACTGTCAGGACAAACTCGATGAAGAAAGCACACAGCCTGCGCCAGGCGTTAACTGACGCCGTACCGCAGCTAAAAACGAATCCCGAAATGATGCGCATCTTTGCCGATGAGGGGAATATCGATGCGCGCCTCGCGGCCTCGCTGTCGCATGAAAAGATTTACACCCTGAATGTGATCGTCTGCGATTTTGTCGGCGACCCTGATTTGATTTTCGTGCCGGTGGCCGTGTGGCTGCGTGAGCATCAGCCGGACATTTGCACCACGGATGAAGGGCGCAAAAAGGGATATCGATTCCAGATGGATTTGAACGACGGCGACAATGTTGATATCAGTATCAGCCTGCAGCTCACCGAGCGTACCCTCGTCAGGGATGAGAACGGCGCGCTGCATGTTAGCTATGCGCCTGAGCCACCATTGCCTGAACCAGTGACGCGACCGACCGAGCTTTATATCAATGGCGAGCTGGTGAGCAAATGGGATGAGTGAGCTTAAACCTTTTGACGATAAGCTCGCCGGGCTGATTGGCGCGCTGTCACCGGCGGGGCGGCGCAAGCTTGCCGCAGAGATTGCGAAAGAACTGCGCAAATCGCAACAGCAGCGCATCAAACAGCAGAAAGCGCCTGATGGCACCCCGTATCAGGCGCGAAAGCGCCAGCCGCTCAGGGCAAAGTCGGGGCGAATTAAAAGGGCGATGTTTCAAAAGTTGCGCACGGCTCGTTATATGAAAGCCAGTGGCCGCAATGATGCGGCTGTGGTCGAGTTTACCAGCAAGGTGCAACGCATAGCGCGAGTTCATCAGTACGGACTGAAGGACCGTCTAAATCAGCATGGTCGGAATATAATATACGCCAAACGCCAATTGTTAGGATTTAGTCTCGCTGACTCCATCCTAATAAATCAAGCACTGATCGAATATCTCAAATAAAAGGTAGTGCAGCACTTGCAACCTGACTTTCTCATAAGACAATTGATGTTTTATGAGTCTACTCATAGGAAGCGTAGGCTTAAGGTCGCTTTTGATGATAGCGTGAATAACCAAAATTTGTAGGTGTAGTCATTTTCATAGCTTAGTTCTTGTTAAAATTCACTTGTAAATGTATAAACATCTAAGTGCAGTATATTGGACGATGTATTAGAAAAATATAGGGGTATATATGAAGGCTTTTTTGTCGCATAACTTTTCTGATAAAAACTTTGTTAAATCGATTTATGACAACTTGACTGCTACGCACGCAGTATTTGATGAAAAAACTTTCCCATCGAATTCTTATTTGATTGACGAAATAAGAAATAGCATGCTTGATTGCGATATATTCGTACTCTTCCTATCCAAACAGGCACTCGAAAGTAAATGGGTTAATGGCGAAATCGACTTGGCGAAGGAGTTGGCATTCGTAAAGTCAATAAAGAAAATAATGGTTTTCTTACTCGATGATACTAAATGGAGCGAACTTCCACCGGCCTTCCAACAATATCGCGCAGAATCAGTTCCCAATCCAATACAAATTGGCATTACAATAAAAAATGAACTTCATGCATTATATAATAATAAAGTATCCGAATGCTATGGCCGAGAGGATGATGTTAAGAAAATAACTAGCCATTTAGTTATGTTAGACTCCAAGCCAAAGTTTATTTTTCTTAGTGGTCCTGATGGGATTGGTCGCAGAACTTTGGCTAGAGAAGTTTATAGAAAACTCTTCCGACTGGTCTCTGGTGTGATTGAGTTATCTATTGATGAATTTGCTAATTTGGATAGTGTTCATTCTTCATTAATTAAGTATACCTCAAACTGGAGGGCTCGGGAGTTCTTGGAAGAGAAAGAAAAGTTCAGTAAGTTGAATGAAATTGATAAAATAAGATCAATAGGGGTGATGATCGACGAGATTTGCATCCCAAGCAAACAAGCTTTATTTATAGATGTATCTAGCATAAGTCTCAACAATGATGGAGAGTTAAGTTCTCTTTTGAAATCATTGATTAATAGCCTGAATAAACATTCTTGGCCTCATGTTGTTTTTATTTCAAAAAGGCATGTAGATATAGATGATATGGACGGTGGCTATGCATATCAAGTTTATCCACTAACTGAAGGTGACTCTATATATTTATTTAGAATGTTAATTAATCAATATGGCGTTGACATTCCAAAGCAAGAGATGAGCATCATTGAACAGAGTGTTATTGGCCATCCTGGTCTAATTAATATGGTTGCAACTTATCTCAAAACCAATCCCAATTATAAATTGAATAAAACACATGGAACAATTGTATCTAAAGTTAGGATTGAAGTAAGTAGATTAATACAAGACTTTATTAATAATGATAAAGAAATAGAAAAGGTAATTGGTTTGTTTGGGATGACTGAAATAATTTCATTCAGCGAGGCCCAAGAAATTGGAAATAATTGGGCGGAATTTGAGAATGGATTGTCTCGTTTAATCGATTCAGGGTTTGTCCAGTACAGGAAGAACGACTATAGATTGTCTTCTTATTTGCAGAATGAGGCTCAGAAGTATTCCAATGTACATCGAAATGAGCTATTGCCAAAAGTTACTTTGTTGTTAAAAAAATACAGTGAATTAGATAGCGAGACATATGTACCGATTGATATATTGGATGCTAGGATCGTTTCTCATTTAACAACTAATGAACCCTTGCCGGACTATCTCCAGAATTTCTTAATGCCTATGCAGTTAATAAGGGCATCTAAAAGAAGGTATAATGAAAGAGATTATGTTGATTCCTTAAAGCTTGCTAAGGAGGCATACGAATGGCGAGGGAAGTTAAGTGTCGAGGGAATAATCGAGACGTGGCGCTTAATAGGTCTGTCTTCAGCAAGAACTGGAAGTGAGGAACAATTTGCATTTTTTGAAGAACAATATGGCAAAATACCTAATAACTATAAGAAAGATATAATTTATAATTTTGTTAATGCTTTTAAGTTTAGGCTTAATGGAAAATTGAAAGATGCTCTAAATTATTTGATGAAAATTGAAAAGAAAAAAGATATTGATGCGCATGTGTTTAGAGAAATAGCGACGATCTATTCATTTGATGAAAGGTTCGAAGAGGCCATTGATTATGCCGATAAAGCTTTGTCGATAGATGTAGATAACCCTTTTATTCTCGATATTAAAGTGTGGGCATTGTTGTCTCTTTATAGAAAAGAGCGCGTTTCGCCTTTGGTTAATAAAATCGAGGAGTGTCTTGATAAATTGAAAGTGGCCGATGAAAGGAAAAATACAACCTTTTTCCATGTTCGAGAAAAAATGAAAGATGTTCTTGTTGATGAACAGAGTGTAAATCTATTGGATTCACTTTCTAGGAGTTCAAAACTTAATAGTCAATTAAAAATATCATTACTTGAGATTTTTTCTGCCAAAGGTAGAGACTATCAATACGCAGAGTTACTAAAAGACCTTCAAATAGTGATAGGTCAGAAGAAAGATCATAAAATTATTGAAGTTAATTTGGCGAAGGTAAAAATAAAACATGCTATCGGACAGTTGGATTTTCCTGAGGCAGAGGCTTTGTTAAATCGTTGGGGGAGGCGATTTACTGATTATTTAGAAAATAATCTAAGAGTCGAGATTCAAAAGGCGAAAGCATATTCTAAATATTAAATGATTGACTTGATTAGATATTTATTGGTTTTCACGCCAAAATTTCACAACTTGTAGAAATTAAATAGCGCGTCTAACCATATATTGTTGTCTCATCTCCCATCAAACCGTGCTCTATTGCCGCTGGCCTAACCCGGCGGCATCCTTTCCCCATGAACAATCTAACTTCTCTGCAGGATATCGCTCGTGCGATCCGCAACCTCATCCGCACTGGCGTCGTGACCGACATCGACACCGTCGAGGGTCTTTGTCGTGTCCAGACCGGCGGGATGCAAACCACGTGGCTTAACTGGCTGGCTTCTCGCGCCGGTCGCTCGCGTGTGTGGTGGGCTCCTTCTGTTGGCGAGCAGGTGCTGATTCTTGCCATCGGTGGAGAGCTCGACACCGCGTTTGTGCTGCCCTCCATTTTCTCTGATGACAATCCCGCGCCGTCTGCCTCGCCTGATGCGTTTCACATTGCCTTTCCCGACGGGGCGGTTATCGAGTACGAACCCGACAGCGGGGCGCTCACCGTATCAGGCATCAAAACCGCCGACGTCACCGCGTCGGAGTCCATTACCGCCACCGTGCCGGTGGTGCTGGTGAAAGCCTCGACCCGCATCACCCTCGATACACCCGAGGTGGTGTGTACCAACAAGCTCATAACCGGCTCACTCGAAGTGCAGAAGGGCGGGACGATGAAAGGCGATATCACGCACACCGGCGGGAAATTTATCTCTAACGGCGTGCAGGCGGATGACCATGCACACGGCAATGTGCAGAGCGGCGGGAGCTGGACGAAGGAGACCAAATGACAGTGCGTTATCTGGGCATGAACAGCCAGACCGGGCTCAGTATTTCTGAGGCCGACCATATCAGGCAGAGCGTGCGCGACATTCTGGTCACGCCGGTTGGCTCGCGGGTGATGCGCCGCGAATACGGCTCGCTTCTTTCAGCGCTGATTGACCAGCCGCAGACCCCGGCGTTGCGCCTGCAGATTATGGCCGCGTGTTACTCCGCGATCCAGAAGTGGGAGCCGCGCGTCACACTGTCGACCATCACCTTTGAGCGCGGGGAGGCTGACGGTGCGCTGTATGTCGATATCACCGGCACGCGCTCGACGACGAGCCAGTCCTTTTCACTCACCATTCCACTGAGTTAAACGCTATGGCTATTGTTGATCTGAGCCAGCTCGCCGCGCCCGATGTCGTGGAAGAGCTGGATTTTGAAACCATCCTGACCGAACGAAAAACGACGCTCGTCTCGCTTTACCCCGAAGACCAGCAGGAGGCGGTCGCGCGCACGCTGACGCTTGAATCTGAGCCGATTGTGAAGCTGCTGCAGGAGAACGCTTATCGTGAAGTCATCTGGCGTCAGCGCGTCAACGAGGCCGCGCGTGCGGTCATGCTGGCCTATGCCGCCGGTGCTGACCTCGACCAGATAGGGGCTAATTCCAGCGTTGAGCGCCTCGTTATCACACCTGCAGACGAGACCACGCTGCCGCCGACACCTGCGTTGATGGAATCGGACACCGACTATCGCCTGCGTATCCAGCAAGCCCCCGAGGGACTGAGTACCGCAGGCTCAACAGGTGCATATCAGTTTCATGGCCGCAGCGCCGACGGGCGGGTCGCGGATATTTCTGTCATCAGCCCCGAGCCTGCCTGCGTCACCGTGTCGGTATTGTCCCGCGAGAATAACGGCGCAGCGTCCGACGAGCTGCTGGCGGTGGTGCGTGCGGCGCTGAATGACGAGGACGTGCGGCCGGTCGCTGACCGCGTAACCGTCCAGTCAGCGACCATTGTCGACTACACCATCGACGCGGCGCTTTACCTTTACCCCGGCCCCGAAAGCGAGCCGGTGCTCAGTGCGGCAAAAGCGAAGCTGCAGACCTATATCAGCGCACAGCACCGGCTCGGTCGGGATATTCGCAAGTCAGCCATCTATGCCGCGCTTCATGTCGAGGGTGTGCAGCGTGTCGAACTGGTCGCGCCGGTGGCCGATATCGTGCTCGATGATGCGCAGGCGTCTTATTGCACCGCGTACAGCGTGACAGTCGGGGGTAACGATGAGTAATAACCGACTGCTGCCGGTCGGCTCGTCACCGCTTGAGGTGGCGGCGGCACGCGCCTGTGCGGATATCGAAAATACCCCCGTCCCGCTGCGCCGTCTATGGAACGCCGACACCTGCCCGGCAAATCTGCTGCCGTGGCTTGCCTGGGCGTTTTCGGTCGATCGTTGGGATGAGAGCTGGCCGGAAGAGACCAAACGCGAGGTGATCCGCGCGGCGTGGTTTATCCATGCGCACAAAGGGACGATTGGTGCGGTGCGCCGGGTGGTCGAGCCGCTCGGATATCTGATTAACGTGTCTGAGTGGTGGGAAACCAACGACCCGCCCGGCACATTCCGCCTCGATATCGGTGTATTAGAGACCGGCATCACCGAGGAAATGTATTACGAAATGGAGCGGCTGATTGCCGATGCCAAACCCGCCAGCCGCCATCTTATCGGCCTGAACATTATTCAGGATATTCCGGGTCATCTGTATTACGGAGCCCTGACCTATGACGGCGATATCACCACGGTTTACCCCGGATAAGTGAGAGCACAATGACAGTAAAATATAAAACCGTTATCACCAAAGCCGGTGCGGAAAAGCTGGCGGCGGCGAGCGTCCCGAACGGCAAGAAAGTGAATTTCGCGGCGATGGCCGTCGGGGATGGCGGCGGTAAACTGCCCGAGCCGAACGCCAGTCAGACAAAACTGGTCAATGAGGTCTGGCGTCATGCGCTGAATAAAATCAGCCAGGACAAAAAGCACAAAAACTATGTCGTCGCGGAGCTGGTGATTCCGCCAGAGACCGGCGGTTTCTGGCTGCGTGAAATGGGGCTTTACGACGACACCGGCACGCTGATTGCGGTCGGTAATATGGCGGAGAGCTACAAGCCCGAGCTGGCGGAAGGGTCAGGGCGCGCGCAGACCCTGCGCATGGTTATCATGGTGAGCGATATTGAGACGGTCGAGCTGTCCATCGATACCACGCTTGTGATGGCGACGCAGGATTATGTCGACGATAAGCTCGCGGAGCATGAGCAGTCACGCCGCCATCCTGACGCCACGCTGAAAGAAAAAGGGTTCACGCAGTTAAGCAGTGCGACCGACAGCACGTCTGAGGCGCTCGCAGCGACGCCGAACGCGGTTAAGGCGGCGTATGACCTCGCAAAGGGAAAATATACGGCTCAGGACGCCACCACAAAGCAGAAAGGCATTGTCCAGCTCAGTAGCGCTACCGACAGCACCTCTGAGGCGCTGGCGGCGACCCCAAAGGCGGTAAAGGCCGTTAATGATGACCTGACCAAAGTTAAGGAGAGCCTCGGAACGGCGGCAAAAGCAGATGTCGTCACGTCGATGACAGATACGACAGCCGGGCGAGTACCGGTGACGGGCTGGCACGGGCTGGGAGGTGTGGCACCCCGCACGCCTGCCGTAGCGAGTAACAATTACGACAATATTCCAGCGGATTTACCTTCGGGATTCTGGACGCATGCTATTGCGGGTGGTCCTTATGCCTACACGTTTACGCTTTACCAGGATGGGGGCGCAGTGAGGCAAAGCCGCCATTTGATTATCCCTTCAGACCCCAACGGGAAAATTGCGTTTCGCTGGGATGGGGCAAGCGCAGCCGGAAAAGATTATCAATATTTTTACACCGATAAAAATAAGCCTTCCGCTACGGATGTGGATGCCGTTTCGGCATCGCAGGGCGGTACATTCCAGAAAGGCATAGCTGTTAAAGGCAATGGCGCAGCGGTAGCGCTGTGGCCGCTTGCTGATGGTCAGTCAACTTATCTTCTGGGCAAGGATTACAACGGGGATAACGTATTTTATGTGGGGCGGGGAGGCGCAAATTATCATGTTTCGCTTTTTAACTATAAGGGCGGAACTGGATTAGTTTTAGGTGAAGATGGTTCTATTTCTGTAACCACGGCTAATGGTCGGGCCGTTAATGTGAGTGGCCCCATGAAAGCCACGGGTGAAATCCAAAGTTCAAACGCTAATAGTTTCAGAATTGCCTATGGGAATTACGGCGTATTCTGGCGCAATGACGGTAACAATCATTATCTGATGCTCACTAATTCCGGGGATCAGTACGGCGGTTATAACAACCTGCGCCCATTTTCGGTGAGCGTGGCATCGGGCAAAGTTTCGTTAGGTCATGGTCTTTCCGTAAATGGTGGCATCACAGGGTCTGGTCAATTTGTACCATCTGATTACGGTAACTTTGATTCACGTTATTACACCAAAGCGCAATCTGATGCGGGTTATATGGCTAAAACCGGAGCCTATACCAAAGCCGAAAGTGACGGGCGCTATCCGCTAAAAACAGCAACGGTGATCGATGTTCGTCAGGGTAGTCCCGGCACCATTGTTCTTAAACGTAATGGCTGGAATTACGTTCCGGGCGGGTGCGCGTTTACGGGCTGGTATGTCGAAGGTGATGCGCCGGTTGATGACACTATTCAGTACAAACCGATGCAAATTAATATTAACGGTGCATGGCGAACCATTTCGGGGTAAATATGGAACTTAAAACACTCACGGCTTACGAGCCTGTCGTCAGAGAAGCTGACAATATTCTTTATCTGCAAGATGAGGACGGAAAAGACTGGTACGCAAGTCAGTCCCTGTTTTCAGCCACTAAGTTAAAAATTGCTTTTACCGATGACGGGATTATCCGCACGGCGGACTACGATGTTTCTGCGCTGTGGCCGTTCAATATGGCGGTGGCGGAAGTCACGAAAAAATCCGTGCCTGCAGGTTTCAATATCGATGGCGAATGGATGTATGACGGCAAAAAAATCATCCCCGCGCCGGTGGATCATGTGGCACGTGCAGAGGCAAAGAAGCAAAGCCTTTTGTCGGAGGTCTCGCAGATTATCTCGCCGCTGCAGGATGCGGTGGAGCTGGGGATTGCGACAGAGGAAGAATTAGCGCTCCTGACAGCGATGAAAACATACCGCGTCCTGTTAGGCCGGGTAGAGCCCGCCAGCGCGCCAGATATTGACTGGCCGGTTAAACCAGAATGACCAGAGCCCTCCACCCGGAGGGCTTTTTGTTTGTTGTGTTATCCCTCCTCCAACGCCATTTCATCGCGCCAGTCGTGTACACAACAGAAAATAGTTGCACCCTTACACCACGGAGTTTAACGGATGAGCGACTATCATCACGGCGTGCAGGTCATCGAGATTAATGATGGCGTGCGCACCATTTCCACCGTCTCAACGGCCATCATCGGCATGGTCTGCACGGCCAGCGATGCTGACGAGACGGTTTTCCCTCTCAATCAGCCGGTGCTGATTACCAGCGTGCAAACCGCTATCGGTAAAGCCGGTAAACAGGGCACGCTTTCACAATCCCTGCAGGCCATCGCCGACCAGTGCAAACCGGTCATTGTGGTCGTGCGCGTGGCAGAAGGCGTCGACGACCCCGACGACCCTGACGCGGCGCAGAAACAGACTATTTCCAACATCATCGGGACGACTGACGAAAACGGGAAATATACCGGGCTGAAAGCGCTGCTGACGGCCCAGACCGTCACCGGCGTTAAGCCGCGTATTCTCGGCGTGCCGGGGCTGGATTCGCAGGAAGTGGCGACCGCGCTCGCGTCGACCTGTCAGAGCCTGCGCGCCTTTGGCTATATCAGTGCGTGGAACTGTAAAACCATTTCCGAGGCCATCGATTATCGCGAGAATTTCAGCCAGCGTGAGCTGATGGTTATCTTCCCTGATTTTCTGGCGTGGGACACGACGGCGAACGCGACGGACACCGCCTGGGCGACGGCGCGCGCGCTGGGTCTGCGTGCCAGAATCGACCAGACGACCGGCTGGCACAAAACCCTGTCAAACGTCGGCGTGAATGGCGTTACCGGCGTCAGTGCCTCGGTCTCATGGGATTTGCAGGAGCCAGCGACCGACGCCAACCTGCTTAATCAGGCCGGTGTCACCACGCTTATTCGCAACGACGGCTTTAAGTTCTGGGGAAACCGCACCTGCTCGGATGACCCGCTTTTCCTGTTTGAGAACTACACCCGTACCGCGCAGGTGCTGGCCGACACCATGGCGGAGGCGCACGCGTGGGCGATGGATAAACCCATTACCCCGACGCTGATTCGCGACATCGTCGCCGGTATCAATGCCAAATTCCGCGAGCTGAAAAACAACGGCTATATCGTCGATGGCTCCTGCTGGTACGACCCGGAGTCGAACGACACCGCGACCCTGAAAGTGGGGAAACTGTATATCGATTACGACTACACCCCCGTCCCGCCGCTGGAAAACCTGACCCTGCGCCAGCGTATCACCGATACCTATCTGGCGAACCTGTCGGACTCGGTCAACAGCTAAGGAGCTGAAAGCATGGCATTACCGCGCAAACTTAAATATCTGAACATGTTCAATGACGGCCTCAGTTACATGGGCGTCGTGGAATCCGTCACCCTGCCAAAGCTGACCCGCAAATTTGAGAAGTATCGCGGCGGCGGGATGCCGGGCTCGGTATCGATTGATCTCGGTCTCGATGACGACGCGCTGTCGCTTGAGTGGACGCTCGGCGGTCTGCCCGACGTTGACCTGTGGGCGCAGTACGCCTCGCCGGGTGCTGACAGCGTACCGCTGCGCTTTACCGGCTCGTATCAGCGCGACGACACCGGCGCGATTTCTGCCGTTGAGGTGGTGATGCGTGGTCGTCACAAAGAATACGACGGCGGCGAAAACAAGCAGGGCGAAAGCGGGACGACCAAAATGTCGACCGAATGCAGCTACTACCAGCTCACGATTGACGGGAAAGAAGTCATCGAGATTGACGTGATTAACATGGTGCTGAAAGTCGACGGCGTCGACCGTCTGGCGGAGCACCGCAGGGCGATTGGCCTGTAATCCCTGACCCGGTCAGCAAGGCTGGCCGGTCACTTAACTTTGAAGAGATAAATATCATGGAAAACACCAAAGAAACCGACGTTACCAAAACCGAAAACCCGAACGTTGTGATCCTCGATACGCCACTGATGCGCGGCGAGCAGAAAATCGGGCAAATCACCCTGACCAAACCGAACGCGGGAACCCTGCGCGGTGTGTCGCTGGCGGCGCTGGCGCAGTCTGACGTCGATGCTCTGATTAAGGTACTGCCGCGCATGACCTGGCCGTCACTCACTGAACATGAGGTCTCGCGTCTGGATGTGTCCGACCTGATTTCGCTCGCCGGTAAGGTGGTCGGTTTTTTGTCTCCTGTTTCGGAACGCTAAAATTTCCCGAAAACCTGTCGGTCGATGACCTGATGGCGGATATCGCGGTGGTTTTTCACTGGCCGCTATCAGAGCTGAATTCCCTGAGCGTGACCGAGCTCTTTACGTGGCGCGAGAAAGCGCTGCAACGTAGCGGAAACCATCATGAGCAATAACGTCAGACTTGAGGTGCTGCTGAACGCAGTCGATCGGGCAAGCCGACCGCTTAAGGCTATCCAGAACGCCAGTAAATCCCTGTCTGGCGATATCCGCAATTCACAGAAAAACCTGCGCGAGCTTAACGCGCAGGCATCCCGCATTGACGGATTCAGGAAAGCCAGCGCACAGCTTGCCGTGACCGGTCAGTCACTGGAAAAGGCAAAGCAGGAGGCGGCGGCCCTTGCGACTCAGTTTAAAAACACCGAGCGCCCGACACGCGCGCAGGCGCAGGTGCTCGAATCGGCTAAACGTGCCGCCGATGGGCTGCAGACGAAATACAACAGCCTCACCGAATCCATTAAACGCCAGCAACGCGAGCTCGGCGCGGTGGGGATTAATACCCGCAATCTGGCGAATGATGAACGTGGGCTTAAGTCGCGCATCAGCGAGACCACCGCACAGCTCAACCGTCAGCGTGAGGCACTGGCGAAAGTCAGCGCGCAGCAGGCAAAGCTTAACCAGGTAAAAGCGCGATATCAGGCCGGTAAATCGATGGCCGGAAGTATGGCGGCTGCGGGTGCTGCGGGTGTTGGTATTGCCACGACAGGAACGCTCGCCGGGGTGAAACTGATGCTGCCGGGCTTCGATTTTGCGCAGAAAAACTCTGAGCTGCAGGCGGTGCTGGGTGTCGAAAAACAGTCGTCCGAAATGCAGGCGCTGCGCAAACAGGCGCGACAGCTCGGCGACAATACTGCCGCCTCTGCAGATGACGCGGCCAGTGCGCAAATCATCATTGCCAAAAGTGGCGGCGATGCGGCGGCCATTCAGGCGGCGACGCCGGTCACGCTGAATATGGCGCTGTCGAATCAGCGCTCGATGGAAGAAAACGCCGCGCTGCTGACCGGGATGAAATCCGCCTTTCAGCTTTCCAACGACAAAGTCGCACACATTGGTGACGTGCTCTCGATGACGATGAACAAAACCGCCGCCGATTTTGACGGGTTAAGCGACGCGCTGACGTATGCCGCGCCGGTGGCGAAAAATGCCGGGGTGAGTATCGAGGAAACCGCTGCGATGGTGGGTGCATTACACGACTCGAAAATCACCGGCTCAATGGCGGGAACGGGGAGCCGTGCCGTGCTGAGTCGCCTGCAGGCACCGACCGGTAAAGCCTATGACGCCATCAAGGAGCTCGGGGTTAAAACGTCTGACAGCAAGGGAAACACGCGCCCGATCTTTTCCATCCTGAAAGAAATGCAGCGCAGTTTTGAGAAGAACAATCTCGGCACCGGCCAAAAAGCCGAATACATGAAAACCATTTTCGGTGAGGAAGCCAGCTCGTCGGCAGCGGTGCTAATGGCGGCCGCGTCGACCGGCAAACTCGACCAGCTTACCGCTGCGTTTAAAGCCTCGGACGGCAAGACGGAGGAACTGGTCAAGGTGATGCAGGACAACCTCGGCGGCGACTTTAAAGAGTTCCAGTCGGCGTATGAGGCGGTCGGCACTGACCTTTTTGACCAGCAGGAGGGTTCACTGCGTAAGCTGACGCAGACGGCCACGCAGTATGTGCTCAGGCTCGATGGCTGGATAACGAAAAACAAGGGACTGGCGACCACTATCGGTGTGGTGGTGGGTGGTGCGCTGGCGCTGATTGGCGTGATGGGCGGGATTGGCCTGATTGCGTGGCCGGTCATCGCGGGGATTAACGGCATCATCGCCGCTGCCGGTCTGCTGGGTGGGATTTTTTCGGCTGTGGGTAGCGCGATTGTCGCAGCTCTTGGTGCAATCACTCTGCCGGTGGTGGCCGTTGTCGCGGCTGTCGTGGCGGGTGCGCTGCTGATTCGTAAATACTGGGAGCCGATTAGCGCCTTTTTCTCGGGTGTGGTGGAGGGGCTCAAAGCGGCCTTTGCGCCGGTCGGGGAAATGTTTGCCCCGCTCGCGCCGGTGTTTGACACCATCGCCGAAAAACTCGGTGTCGTCTGGAAGTGGTTTAAGGACCTGCTTGAGCCAGTGAAAGCCACGCAGGAGACGCTCGACAGCTGCAAAAATGTCGGGGTGGCCTTTGGTAAGGCGCTGGCGGATGCGCTGATGTTACCGCTCAATATCTTTAACAGCATAAGCGGCAAAGTCAGCTGGCTGCTGGAAAAGCTCGGGGTGGTGAAAAAGGAATCCAGCGACCTTGACCAGACGGCGGCGAAAGCAGACAAGGCTGCACCGGGTGGCGGGTACATCCCGCAGACCGCAGGGTATGGTGGTTATCAGGCTTACCGGCCAGTGACGGCCTCTGCCGGGCAGTCCTATATCGACCAGAGCAAAAGCGAGTACCACTTTAACCTGCAGGGTGGGGCAGCGCCGGGCAGTGACCTCGACCGCCAGCTACGCGAGGCCGTCGAAAAAGTCGACCGTGAAAAACGGGCACGCCAGCGCTCCAGCATGAGACACGATTAAGGGAGGGAAACACATGCTAATGGTGCTGGGCTTTTTTGTGTTTGAACGGCATACCCTGCCGTATCAGTCTATGCAGTATTCGAAGGATTACCGCTGGGCGTCTAATGACCGCATCGGCAAGTCACCGGCGTATCAGTTTCTCGGGGAGGGGGAAACCTCCCGCACCCTGTCAGGCACGCTTTACCCTGAAATCACCGGCGGTCGCCTGTCGCTGACGGCGGTCGAACTGATGGCGAACGAGGGGCGCGCGTGGCCGCTGATTGACGGGACGGGTCTAATCCTCGGGATGTATGTCATCGAGAAAGTAACCCATACGCACACCGAGTTTTTCAGCGATGGCCAGGCGCGCAAAATCGACTTTAGCCTGTCGCTGAAACGCGTCGATGATTCTGTCGCGGCCATTTATGGCGACCTGAAAACGCAGGCCGACAATCTGGTCACGTCTTCCGGTAACTTGCTCGGAGGGCTGGCGGGATGATAACGGGAATGAACGTACAGGCCGGGGCGAAGATAGCGCCTGGGTATATGCTCACGCTCGATGGCGCGGATATTACGCAGAATTTCAGCGACCGGCTCATCAGTCTGACCATGACCGACAATCGCGGATTCGAGGCTGACCAGCTCGATATCGAGCTCGATGATGCTGACGGACTGGTCGAGCTGCCGCCGCGCGGCGCATCGCTGACGTTGTGGTTAGGCTGGGAGGGCTCGGCCTTGCTGAACAAGGGGAGCTTTACAGTCGATGAAATCGAGCACCGGGGCGCGCCCGATACGCTGACCATCCGGGGGCGCAGCGCAGATTTTCGCGGGACGCTGAATTCACGCCGCGAGCAGTCATGGCATGACACCACGCTCGGGGTAATTGTCGATACCATCGCGCAGCGTAACAAACTCACGGCCTACGTCGCTGAGACCCTGAAAGCGATCGCCGTGCCGCATATCGACCAGTCGCAGGAATCCGACGCGGCGTTTATGGCGAGGCTGGCGGAGCGTAACGGCGCATCGGTCTCGATGAAATACGGGAAACTGTTATTCCTGAAAGCCGGTAGCGCGATGACGGCCAGCGGCAGGTCTATCCCGCAAATGACCGTCGAACGTGGCGACGGCGACCGGCATCAGTTCGCTATTGCTGACCGGGAGGCGTACTCCGGCGTGACGGCGAAATGGCTGCATACCAAAGACCCGAAACCGCAAAAGCAAAAGGTGAAGCTGAAACGCAAACCGAAAGAGAAACACCTGCGCGCGCTGCAACACCCGAAAGCCGTCAAAGCACCGGCAAAGAGCCAGGTGAAAAAGGAGCAGGAGGCGCGAGAGGGGGAGTATATGGCCGGTGAGTCTGACAACGTGCTGGAGCTCACGACCATTTTTGCTTCAAAGGCGCAGGCGATGCGCGCGGCTCAGGCGAAGTGGGATAAATTGCAGCGCGGGGTGGCGGAGTTTTCGATTACGCTCGCCACTGGGCGGGCAGATTTATTTCCTGAAACGCCGGTTGCGGTGAAAGGCTTTAAGCGCGTTATAGACGAGCAGGCGTGGATAATCAGCCGGGTGGTGCATAACCTCAACGGGAACGGCTACACGACGGGCTTAGAGCTTGAGGTGAAGATTTCAGATGTTGAATACTTGGCTGAAGATCTCGATTAA